GACCTATTCATTACGAGTGAATCGCTCAACCAAACAGCCGGCATGTTAAACCCCGCAAATCCGCCACTTAACCGGTCGCGAATCGACCCATCCCCGCCAACTACAGCCATTACTACAGCCATCCCAGTTTGCGGTTAATCACACCGCGAGTGCGGGCATGAGAAAATAGGCCCCTCCACCGTTGAGCGCGCGGCTGTTGGCGGAGGGGCCTAGGTTTACTCTAAAGAAGTTTAAATATGTGTTTAGAGTAGCTATTTGTTTTCTGTGTAGGGTGTCCAGATTGCGTCGAGTCCGGGCAGGCCGGGTTTCCAGGCGTCCATGGTCCAGTGTGCGAGCCGGACCTTATATAGTTTGCCGTCGCATTCGTAGATCTGGTTCGCCGTGGCGTATATCCCCGCCTGCCAGCGTGGGTATTTCTTGCCCGTGTCCGGGCTGGTGGCAGTCTCTGCGTCGGCTAGCCAGAGTTGCCCGCCGCCATTGCCTAGAGAGTCCGGGGCCCAAACGTTAGCGTCCACCTGGGACGTGTAGGGTTTGCCCATGTAGATGACTCGTGCTCCTTTTGCGTAGACGGCTCCGGGAGCGTAGAGGGGTAGTTTGTCGACTGGCGTGTTTTTCCCTGCTTGGTTGGCTTGGTCCACCTGCTCCAGCTGCTTCCTAGCGTTTTCCTGCTTTTCTATGGCTTCCCTACGTGCATCCTCGCCTAGTAGTAGTGCTCGTGCTTCTTCCAGGCCGCGCTTATCCAACCCGGCCAGTTTGTTGGGTAAGGATTTGAGAAATTCGGTTTGCCCAGCCGGAGGGGTGTATTCGGGCTCTGCAGGTGTTGGGGTGGTTTCTGGTTCGACGGGTTGGTTAGTTTCCGCCATCTACCTCACCATCCTCTCCTAGGTTTGTTGGGGCTTCTTCGGTGTGGACGCCGGTGGCTAGCCACGGTATAAACCGGGCTAGGAAAGCCTCTACTTGTGGGAGGGCGGCAACCCTGGTGATCGCGGCGGATGCGGCCAGGATTCCTGCGAAAATCGGGAGCGTCTCATCCACGCCGATCGTAGCGATGACGACGGGGGCGAGGGCCGCGAGCGCGATAAGGACCTGTACGGCTGTGCGGATTGTGGCCCGCGCCGGGTGTGCGACTTGGGTGGGCGTCGATGCGGCGACGTCATATGAATGCTTCGACATAGAGCTTTTCCTTTCGGTTTCGTTTTAGTATCCGCGGAGCCAGCATTGGACGCCCCGAACCGTGGCCGGCCCAAAATCCCCGTCCACCACATATTCACGGCCGTAATAGCCACGCTGACGCAAATAAACCTGCAAGCCCTTCACGGACGCGGCACCCCATGCGCCGTCGACGACGCGTACGACGCCGTCCACGGCTTGTGTGTAGCATCCGCGGTCGAGAAGCCACCGTTGCCAAGCGCTTACTGTGGATGGCCCAAAATTCCCGTCAATCACATACTTATTTGCCGGGTAGTAGCCTTTTTCCTGCAGCACCGTTTGCAGGGCGATCACCGTGTGTTTCCCGAACTGGCCGTCTACCGCGCGCGTGTAATAGCGTTTCCCGCGTGGCGCTTCGGCAACCGTTCGCGGTGCCATGTTGGCTTTGCCGGGCGTGACTCCGTGTACGTTGAACCAGGCGCGCGGGTTTTGCGCAATCCCGCGTTTATTCCAACACTCGAAATGCAAATGGGGTCCGGTCACGTTCCCGGTTGCACCCATGAGACCGATCTGGCCGCCCATAGCTACGTTTTGGCCAGGACGCACAAGAACACGCGAAAGATGCCCATAGTACTGTCTTTCGCCGTCCGGGTTACGTACGAGAATGCCTTGCCCGGTACGCCCCGAGACGATGTTCCAGCCGGCTTTTTCTACCGTTCCAGCGAACGCCGCATACACCGGCGTGCCCGTCGCGTTAGCAATATCAATACCGGCGTGGAGCATGCGCCCAATACGCCACGAAATCCGGCCACGCCACCCATATTCGCTCGACACCCGCCCGGTGGCAGGGTTACACATCGTCACAGTTCTTTCCTCCGTTCTCTCATATTCGACACCAGGCACGAGTCCGGCTTTTGTCCACCCACGCCCAAGCACGCTCCACGAACCAACCCCTAGTTTCGGGTTGCGTGCCTCGATCGTTTTTCCGTCCCCTAGCGACACCGCAATATGTGCCACGCCGGATGTGGATGCTTCTTTCGGGTAGTACAAGAGCGCGCCCGGGGTTTTATATGCGTCCTCTACCGGGATCTCTTCCATGTCGTGTGCCTGCTGCCAGGACCCCATACCAAACCGGACACCGCACTCTTTGAGCGTCCAATAGATAAGGCCTGAGCAGTCAAATGCTCGAGGGCCTTTAGAACCAAAAACATATGGCTTACCAGTCTGGGTTTTCAGCAAAGCAAGCCACTCATCAACGTCCACCAATGGGAAGTGCCTCCTCCTTTTAAATAGTTCAAGCCCCATGCGGGGCTTGCTGTTTTTTGTGGTTATTCGGCCACGGCGGAGGCGGAGGCGGTAGCTCCGCATTAATATGCTTCCGCAACACATGCGCATAATCCACCAGACCATCCCGATCGACCGTGAGCGCGGCAATCATCTCCGCCTGTTTTTTCCTTGCTTCCTGCTCGGCCGCCTGCTGAGCGGCTAAAAACCGTATTCGTTCCTGCTGGGCGGCCACGGTTTCACGCAACGCTGCGACCGCATCCTGCAACGACGCCACAGCCGAATTCAGTCCCTCGGTTGTGGCCTTCTGCTGCTCCACCTCGAGTTTCTGGTCATCGATACGGGCTTGTTGTACTTGTGTTTTTTCAGCCAACCGGGAGGTTTCTTTTTCGCTTCGTCTTTTCAGCCACGCGGTGGCCACCGTGCCCATAAACAGAAGAAGGGACCCGAGAAAGGCCGCGTCTAACACGATATCTAGAAAATTCATTTATACCGTCCCAACGTTAATCAACGAAATATTGCCCGCCCGCAACGGGATATTGTCGGCCCAGTTTTGGAAAGCCCAGGCTGAGATTTTCGCTCCCGCGTCCTGATATTTCACGTGAGTAACGGTAATGACGTCCTCGCCCCTAGCTACCGCTCGATAGGCTAACGGCTCGTTGTTCACCCTGATTTCTATGAGGGTTCTGGCGGCGGCGTCGTTCGTAATCGTCGTGTTTAGCCACACGTTGAGTTGCATGAGCCAAACACCGGACGACGGCAAGGTGAGCGTGACGTTATCGGCGGATAGCTGGAACTTCCCCGAAAGCCGCCCCTGTTTTGGTGTGCGTAGCCCGAAGTTTTGCCATTGCCCGCGGGGAATATGGTCCTGATAGATATCAGAATCCCAGATTTCGGACCGGCCGCCCGTCCACACAAGCGACCCGTCTTTGCGGAACTTCGTATAAAACCGCTCCTCGGACGTGACTGCGAAAAACAGTGGAAACACATTCGGCGGCGCGGCGGCGGCGACCGTTTCAGCCTCGGATATGGTGGCTACGGGGATATAGGCGTGCAAGCTAGAACTGAAGTTGGTGAATGCGGTTGGCGCGCTAGCTCCGTCCATATACTCCGGAATAACCCGCTTCAGCACGTCGAGTTTTGACATCGTGGCTTCTCCTTTTTATTCGATTGGTCTAATTTCAACGATTCGCGGCGAAACCGCCGGGTTGCCCGGTGCCTGCGGATACGGATTCCGGCCAATAATGCGGTACTGCGTCCCCACCGTATAGGTGTGCCCTGGCTCGAGAGCCCGGGGCTGCGAAAACGTTATTGGCACAATCCCGACTCGGTGCGGTTTGCCCACTTCAAACCGTTCGCCCGTCTGCTGATCCGTGAAATACGGAGTACCCATGACGTGATACGTGTCGTTTGAGATGAGAGTTCCGAAAGAAATCATGTTGTTTCGAGCCACTGCCTGATAGCTCCCGGGGAAGTCATAGAAATGCCACTGGCCGCTATCGGATGGCCATACAGGTGCGCCTTCAATAAACGTTTTTGAGCCGAAAACGTAGGACGCGAGCGGGAGCATTTCATCAGACACCGGCGAGCGAACGGAAAGGCCTGTCCCCGTGTCTGAAGATAGGCGTACCATTTCTTTTCCGCCCTGATACACGTGCACACCCGTCGAATCAATCTTCACGTTGTTCCACGTGCTCGACGTGTCAGCCGCATAGTAAGTAGACCCGACGAAAGTTTTGCCGCGGATCTCATTCGCCGTGAGCTCCCGGGTACCAATCGACCCCGCTTGAAGCTTCGGAGCCGTCACCACGCCGTCGCGAATATCAATCGCTCCAGCTTGAGCTTTCACCGTGATATCCGCAAGAGTGAGCCCATACCCAGAAATGTTGAGCCACACGAGTTCGAGGGTTGCCGCGGTCGACGGAGCGGTCAGCACCTCGCTCTCGTACGTCCACGACGTTGAGGCGTAGCGGGTCGAACCGACATAGTAATAGCCGATATCTTTACCCGCAGCGTCTCGCCACCTATACGCGGTCTTATAGTTCCTCCCCGGCGACGCGTAAGCCCGCCACGACCACACATACGACTCGCCACCCACAACAGGGATACGCGACGAATCACTATTACCTATAAACACGGTGCTGGTGGATGATGCCCGCCAGGAACCGCCCGTCCCGGTCCCGTCCGGGCGCGGGCTGGACTGCCACCGCCACGAGCTCGACAGGTTCTCGTTTTTGTAGCCTTGCCCGTTAGGTACCAGGTTGCCGGGTGCAACAATAACCCGTTGCGCGGACGCCACTTTCGCGGACAGGTCATTCACCCACAACTGGTTTGCGACGCTCGAATCGAGCTTCGCATAGCTAATGCTGGCGTTGCCTATTTTCGCGTTCGTGATCGCCCCATCCGCTATCTCAGCCCTACCGATCGCCCCATAACCAATATGCGCCGAAGTAATAGCGTTGGCACCGATAAACTCGGGGCCCATTTTTATTTGTTCCCAGTCGTTGCCTTTCCGCTGGAAAAGCCTTTTAGCGGTGCCGTTCTCCCAGACATACCAGAGGGCCCCCTCCGGGCGGCCACTCATATCGCTAGCACCTGGATCACGGTAGGCCAACGTGACCATGCCCGACCCGGCAGTCTGCGTACCCTTTACTTTATCCAGCTCTGCACGGAAACCCAGCAACGCGGTTTCCGCCTTATCTGCCTTTTCGCGGGCCGCCGTCGCCTTCTTCTGCGCTTCCTCAGCTTTCGCAGTCAAGTCCTGGATACGCTCTTCACAACGCGCCGCTTCCGCCACCGCGCCCTGCGCCTTACCATCCGCGTCTTTAGCCTTCGCGAGCGCTACGGTCGCGGCCTGTTGTGCTTTCACGACGTCCGCCGCTGCCACATCCGCAAGAACCTGCGCGGACTCCGCCTGCGTCTTAGCCTTCCCAGCATTATCAGCCGCGACCTCAACGCTCCGGGTGAGCGACTCCGCTTGGCTCTTCGCCTCGCCCGCTGTGGTTTCCGCCGCGACGGCTTTTTCTACTGCTTCGCGGGCCGTCGTCGACGTCGCACCAAGCCTTTTATCCAAATCGTGGAATTTAATCGCGGCTTCCTCCGCAACCTTCTTAGACGACGCCTCCGCCGCATCAAGCCTTTCGTTATTCTCAGCCAGCTTCTTCGGAAACTCAGCCAGCAGGCGCTTTTCCTCCTCGGTGAGGTCCTCCGGGACTAGGCCGCCGTGAGCCAACTGCGACTTCGGCATGACCGGATTCAACCCCTTGGCTTGGTCTTCGTCGAACCCAACGGGTTTATCGCCCGCCGCGCCGGTGACTAGCCGCGGACGCCCGGAATCGTCTACCTGCACAAAAACCAGGCCGCCGGGAACATACCGCCCGGGGACTACTGGAACAGTGAGGGTTTTTCCTGCGTAGGTGATTTCCGCGCGGGCGTCGTTATCTTTCACTACGGAAATGAAAACCGCCTGGCGTATCGGGCGACTGCCCGGACCAGACGGCGTATCTTCATAGGACGCTAGAACACTCACTATCCGACTCCAATTTCTAGTTTCATCGTGCCAATACCGCTTATAGGCATTTCGACGCCGGTCACAATCCCCCGCCGCGTCACACCGCCCCGCGTGACGGACACGGTTTGATCCAGCTTTATTCTCCAGTCGGTCACGCACTCAACCTGGACCGTCTCGCTATAGCGAGCTCTTTTTTCTAGCTCAGCCTGAGCAACAAGCAGCGCCTGCGTAGGCCCGGCAACCGCATCGCCGGATACTTCCTCGGTCACCCACCCGTACACGGCAGGTTGGTAGTCACCATATTTCTCAACCGCTTCCGCGCTGAATTCCCCGTCCCGCTCGCTGTTCCCGCGAACGACAATATGGTTAGGACGTTTAGAACGCTCAAATTTCGAGGGAGCGGACACAACCGTCCCGGCCTCCCCGTCAACCAGTGTCAGGTCGTCGACTCCGGCAAGCACCGGCGCGGCGCGTACGATCACGCCGTATTCGGTCTCCCGCACCACCATCCGCCCGGCTGACAATACGTCTTCGAGGGCTTTCCCGCGATCGACACCTACCATCCACTCGAAAGGCACCCGGTCCGCGCCGATCCCCCGCTCGCTATCGGGGACAATCCCGTCCGGGGCGAACACTGCCCGGATACCCATCAGGCAAGACGCAGACGGAGCCATCTGGATCGGGGCCGCGAGCTTATGCTCGCTTATACAAGCGGTTGCGCCGCGCCCGGAAAGACGCACGGCGTCGCCGCCATCCTCCCAAGAATCCAAACGAAACAAAGGCGACGAATACGTTTCTGTGTCCCCGCCTTGACTGATTTCATGGACTAGCTGGGCACGCGTACCCACACAAGAAAGCAAATCCCCAACCCGCCTAGGTAGCAGATCCTTGCCCTGCCACATGCGCGGCACGTCCACGTCTAGGACATAGTCGCCTAGGCCGTTTTGGAGGGCTTTCGCCGTAACCGTCCCCGAGACGGGGGTTATTTCGACTATTGGCCCGCCATCCCTAGAGACTTTTAGGCAGGCGGTGACTTTAAGATTTTTGCGAGGATCAACCATTGCCTATACCCCTTTCACAACAGCGCCCCACGAGTCCCGATTTTGAGAAACGTCTTCCCACGTCCCCATGTGTGCCACATCCCCCCACGTGACAGGCGGGATGCCGTTTTGCGACCCGTCAGGGTTTACCCCGCCCGTGAGGCAGTCCGGGTCAGCCGGGACGCATTCAAGCTTCCACGCAGTTTCCTGGACCTCGATACGCTCAGTACGCTCGCAAGGAAACGCTGTTACGTATACGAGTTGTACCGGCGGGATATTGCAGTCCGGGACCTGGCAGACTTTCCTCGAGTGCTCGAGAACGAGGGGTTCCCCGCGCTCCACAAGCGCCGCGAGCGCCGCGGTCGCCTTGCCTTTCGTGTAGGCGTTGACCGTAAACGCTCCTACGGGTGCGACCTGCGATCTTGCGACCGGGTATTTTGATCCGGCCGGCCATACTAGGGTTACGCCGCTTTTACTGTCCACGGCGTGCGGGGTAGCCCAACGAAAAGCGGCTGTGGTCTTCCTGCGGACGTCCCTAAACTCATGTGTCGCCGTTGCGGGAATATCGGCCTGCCCGGTGAGCATGGCCCCTGCCGCGCCAGGATAAACCAACTCGTAGGAAGTCTGCCCATACGCGAGCGGGTCTAAACCCACCCATTCGCGGCCCCCAATTCCGTGAGAACCTGCAACGAATCTATTTGTTCCGTGTTCGCGAACCCGATATTCCACGCCCGCGGGAACCTCATCAGCGTCCACCACAATCACCACGTTTTTACCGGACATCATGACTGATACTGGGCCACTATTCATGATCTACTCCTTTTTAACGTTGAGCTAAACGGCGCGCACGATCACGTGCCTGCAACGCTCCGCTGATACGGCCATCTACCAGGCGCCCGTCTACTCCGATTGTTCCGCTGATTTCGCCACCAACAAGGGTGAAGGTTGATGGGAAGTCGAGGGCGATGAGAGGTTGGGGTGGTGGCGGGGTGGACGCGATTTGGGAAACGAACCCTCCACTGGCATATCCGGGCATTGAGGCGACGAGTTCGTCCCAGTAGCGTGGGCCTGTTCGGTCGACGACGCGTTTGGGTACCACGTATTCGCCGGCGTGGACGATGCCTGCCGGGTGGTACATGTTGCCTGGGCCCGTGTAACCGCCCGTCCAGTACGTGCGCTTGTTTTTGCTCGCCACGGGGATGTCGTTCCCGTCCAGATTCACTTTGCGCGTGAATGTCGTCTCGTGCTTATTCGTGAAAATGTCGAGGATCTGGGTTGCCGGGTTATTCCTCGCGTACTGGACGACCGCGTTCACCGCGGCCAACGCGTGCTTGTTATCTCCTTGGATTTGGAGCATCGCGTCCCTGCGGGCGTTAATCTCCGCGACAACCTCGCCAAGCGTCACCGTCGTCGGGTCCTTGTTGCCAAGGATCGCGAGGATTCCTTCCGACGAATTAATGTCCGAAATAACGTCGGTGAGCTTCTTGTCCGCGTTATCCGAGTTGGCGAGGAGCTTCACCGTCCCGTCCGACATGTTCACCTCGGACGTGTAGGCGAGGAGTTCCGCCATTGCCGGGTCATCATTCGCGTTAATCGTGAATGTCCCGTCCGCCTGTCGTACCGCGTTGAGAGCCACCGCGAGCGCTTCCATCGCCGGGTCGTCGTTGGCGTTGATTGTTATTTGGCCGTCCTTGTTTTCCTTGACGAAAGACAAGAACTGGTGGACTTGGTCGACAGCGTTCGACGCGTCCGCGTCAATCTTGATGACTGGGGATTCCATTTCGCCGATATACCCAACCGTCTTCTTGATTTGCTCAAGCTGTTGTGCGCTCCAACCGTAGGTGTCGGCCATGGCCTGCCATTTAGCGTTATATTCACCGATTTGAGCGTTGATTTCTGCTTGCGATTTTTTCTGCTCGCGCATGACGTTGAGGTTTTGCTCTTGTGCTTTAGCGATGTCTTGAAGGACCGTGAGCTGGTTACGGTTGGACCCGAGAATGTCGACAGTGCCACTCGAATCGAACGCGATAGCCGATCCGGACGCGAACAGTTCCTTAGCTTTTTCCATTGCGTCTGCCTCTGCATATACCGCGTCAATGCGTGCACGGGCGGACCGTGCTTCCTTTTCTCGGGCATTATTAGCGGCTTCGATAGCAGCGGCTTGTTCGCGTGCGGCTTGGGCGGCGGACCGGCGTGCTTTTTCTTCCGGAGGGATTGCTTCTTGTGCTTCGTTTGTCCGGTTCTTGATTTCTTGCAACCGCCCGGCGAGGTCCGAATATGTATTGGCCTGAACGAGGGTGGCTTTGATCTGCTTTTGCTGAGCAGGTGTCATCCCATCCATGGCCAACGCGGCCTCCAGGTTCGCGTTCGTGGCGCCCTCGGTAGCACCCTTCGTCGCATTGAGCTGTTTGATGTATGCGTCGGCTTTAGGCCCACCTTCTGCGATTGCACGTACCAATTCGTTTTGCGTCACTCCCAGGAGACGTGACGCTTGAGTCAAATCGTCTACCCCGATCTGGTTGCGTACGAGGGATTCAACTTGGGCATCGACGGCACCGGAGCTGTTCGAGAATGCGACTTTGAGTTCCTCAGTTTTTTGGCGTAGCTCGGCCTGTTTTGCCGCATACGAGGAAATCGCGGCCGTAGCGATCGCGATACCGCCACTAATTGTCAATCCCATGGGACCGCCGAATGCGCCAAGGAGTGCCGCCCCGGCACTCTTCGCCGCTCCCGCAATTTTTCCCATGCCCTTACTAATTCCTGTAGACATAGTCAGCTTTGCGGCACCCCAAAACTTCAATCCGCTGTCGTATGCGTCTCGGAATGTTGTGGCCACCGACAACATCGCATCAGTTACGTGTCTCGACACTTTTACGAGCCCACCCATATGACCTTTCAAGGCAAGCATCACCATCCCAGCCGCGAGCGCCGGGCCAGAAAGACCAGAGAGTGCCCCGGCTAGGGCGGATACTAGACGCACGAGCGGTACTAGGATGACTTCTACGAGTGGGGATAGCGCGACCAGCATTTGGCTAAAGGCTGTCGCTACTTTCACTGCTGCTTCGCTCATTGACTGTAATCCTGGCGCGGCTGCGCTCAGTACCCGGTTGATAAGCTCCATTCCTGTAAGCACGAGCTGGGAGAGGGAGCGTTTGAGTGGTTCGGAGCTTTCGAGGACGTTCGCAAATGCGTTGCGAACCGGATCGGAGGCAAGAGCCATGGCGCCTAGGCCTGCAACAACGGGGTTTATTGATAGGCCGAGTGCGGCAAGTGGCCCAGACTGGGTTGCCATCGCCGAAAGGGAGGCGGCAACTCCCGCAATAGGTGCTTTATATTGCGCAACAGTTTTAAACGCACTGGAAATATCTTCGACACCGATCGCTTCAATATTGGCACGAAGATTCTTAAGCGCCTCGGATACAGGCGCCGACCACTCGGTGAACGCCTTTTTCATCTCAGGTGAGAACGCTTTAACCTTCGCACCGATCGCACGTAGCACATCAGCAACCTGGTTAGCCCACTCGACAAGCGCACCGCCACCTTTCGGGTCGACAAGGGGTTCAGCGAGCATGGCACCTATGTCACGACGAGCCGCTTTGACCCGGTCAAGTGCACCGGCAAGCTGTTTCTTTAACCCCGCGGCCGCTCCCCCATATGCTTGCTGCATCCCTTTCGTCAGATAGTTGACGAAGTCGTCAGCAGAGATTTTCCCGTCGGTAATCATTTGGCGCACTTGTGCGCCCGTCTTCCCCATCTGGGAGCCAACCAATTCGGCAGCGTTCACTCCTCGCTGGCCGAGCTGCATCAGATCAGTTGCTGTCACCTTCCCTGCCGAACTGATCTGCGCGAGAACATAAACAATTTCGCTCATCTGCTGAGAACTACCACCGGTCGCAACCGTCGCGTCCTGCACAGCCCCCAGAATCGGGATAACCTTTTCCGCTTCAACCCCGAAACCGATCAACTGTTGCTGAGCCTTGAGCAACGCATCCTTACCAAACGGGGAGGTGGACGCGAATTTATCCATCCGTTGCATTTGTGCCTCAGCCGCCTGAGCCGAGCCGAGCAACGTTTCAAGCGCGCTACGCGTGTTCTGTTGCAACGCGTTGTAATCAATCCCCGCTTTCATCGTGGTCACCGCGAGTGCGGTGCCGACTGCGGTGATGGTGTTGAGGGCGTTTCCGGCGATTTTTGCGGTGGTTTTGGTGGCTGTGCCGATGTTTTTCCAGGCTTTGGTGGTGGTTTTGGTGGTGTTTTCGGCGGCTTTTGCGGCTTCGTTCATGGCGCGGACGAAGTGGGTGATGTTTGCGCCGAGTCGTACTACTACTGAGCGGTCTGTCATGGTGGGTGTCTTTCTTTTATTCGCCGTCGTCGTGGATGTAGGGGGTGTGTCCGCTTTGGTGGGGGTTGTGTCGGTGGTGTTTGTCGAGTTGGTAGCATCCTTCGCACCATCCGGTTTTGACGGTTAGGTGTCCGGTGATGTCTTTTTGGGTGGTGCGGAAGCGGGATGTTCCGCAGCCGGTGCAGATGCTGGCTTCGTAGAGGATGAGGGCGGCGGCGAGGGTGCGGTCGGTGTGGTTCCAGTGGGGGCCGGGGTGGTAGGTTGCGAGGAATTCGGTGGGGCGGATGTGCCATTTGGCGGCGGCTTGGAGTTGGGTTACGATTCCGGTCCATCGTGGTTGGGCGAGGGTATGCGCCAGAAAGGGGCGTCGGGTCCGAGGGAGGCGAGTGAGGTGGCGACGGCTGTTTCGAATTCTTGGATGAGGTGGGTGGTTTGGATGGTGCCGATAGCGGTAAGGAATTTTGTGACGTCTGTGGGGTTGGGAAGGTTGGGGTGGGTCATGTAGTGGGAGAGCATGAAGGCTGCGTAGTTGGTGAAGTGTTCGTTGGGGATGCCTTGTCCGTTGAGGACTTTTTCGGGGTCGAGGTCGTTGGCTTTGCAGAAGTCGGTGACGGTTTCGCGGTATTTGTCTTGGTTGGGGGCGGTTATTTCGACGGTGAGCCAGGTGTTTTTGGCTTGGTTGATGAGTTTGCGTAGTTCTCGTTCGTCGGGGTCGCCTGCCATGGTTTGGTTGAGGGTGCCTGTGTCGATTTTTTCTTGGACGGTTTTTCGCAGGTGGTCGATTTTTGCGAGGAGTTTGCGGTCTTGGCAGATGTCGATGTAGCGGGTTTCTTCGGTGGCTCCGGCGATGAAGGCGGCGAGGTTGAAGGTTTTGGGGTCTGGCATTTTGTTTCCTTTGTTGGTGGGGTTGGCGAGGGCTACCCGGGTTCGGGTAGCCCTCGTGTGTTGGGTGGGTTAGTTGGCTAGGACTTTGGCGCGGTGTGCGAATTTGCCGGTGGGTAGGAGCACGACGTTGTAGGCCGCGTCTTCACCGTTTTGGTCGGGCCGGTTTTGTGGGTAGTCGGTTGTGAATTGGTATACCTCTACCGTTTGGTCGGCTTTAAATTTTTCTGTGTAGGGTAGTGCGGATTTGGGGTCTTCGGGGACTCCGCCTCGTCGGACGATGTCGACTTTGATGTCGGGGTCTTTGAAGATGGATGCGGCGCGTAGGTAGGCGGATTCGGTTTCGGTTGCGTCTTTGTCGCCTTCGCGTACGAGGGTGAATTCGCCTGCATAGTTGGCGGCTCCTCGTCGGGTGGAGGCGGCTTTTTCGCAGAGGGTTTGTTTGCCTTGGACGGTTTCGGATGCGTTCATTCCGAGTGTGTATCCGGTGACGACGGCGCAGGTGAAGTCGACGCCGTTTTCGAGTTCGTCAACAGTGGGTTTGGTGATGTCCTTGAGGCCTCCGACGACGGCGACGAGTCGCAGGATGTCTGAGTTGACGAGTTTGGAACTCATTTGTTTGTCTCCTTTTTGGGTTGTGGCGTGGTGCCGGTTTTTGTGTTTGCCCTTCCCTTGTATTCGGGACAGGGGCGTGTGATTAGTCCTCCGCCGCAGCAGGCGTGGACTTGTTCGGTTTGGGGAGGGGTGGTGGTGAGGTCTGGGTTGAGGCGGATGGTATCGGGTGGGAGGGGTTCGAGTCGTTCTCCTGTTGATTTACGCCACACTTGTACATAGTCCACGGTCTTCTCCTTCTTTATGTGTGCGCTTCGTATTGGGATATTTCAACGGCCGCTTCATGGGAGGCCATTGCTTGGACGGGTTCGAGGGCCCGTTCGAGGGTGTGGGCGATGCGTGACCCGGTGGGCGTGATTTTGCGGGTGGTGAGGTAGTCGCGGATGTGGCGGGATATGCGTCTGGCTTGCCGGTAGGCATCCCACGTATCAAAGTCCCCACCGGTTCGAACTATTGTTCGAATTTGGGCGGTAATGGTTTGAGTTTCGCCTTGCCCACCGAGTGTTACCGACGAGGCGAGGGGCGCGGAGAGGTTGACGATAATGTGGGTTTGGGTGCGGTCCTCTAGACGGACATTGGGGATACCGTCGTAGACGTCGATCCCTTCAGGTACAGCTTCGAGGATAAGGCCCATCATGATCTCGTCAATGCTTTGACCCATATTTTTCTCCTACCAGGGTTTGGCGACCTTGCTCATATGAGTCACGAATTCCTTATATTCTTTTTCGAACGCGGGAATCAGGTGGGGCATAGCGGGCGAGGTCGCGGTCCCGAACTCGAGCAGATGGCCAAGAGATCCTTGTTTTCCTGTTTCAGGGCCGATTTCCGCGTATATCTTTTTACCCGTAGCAATAAAATCGTAGGTGATAGAGGTGGGATAGTAGCGAATGGCGGATTTGCCGGACATGAGCCCTTTAATTGTTTGTCGGGCGTCACGTTTAATGTTGATCGCGCCTTTTCTCACGCACTGGCGCATCTGACGGATCGCTCCCCTGGGGGCTCTTCTAAGATCTTTCACCAGTGCATCTAACTCAGAGGTGTCGGTATACCCAGCCATTCACATCACGCTTTCTACCTGGTAGCGGGCCGCCGAGTTTTGCGATCCAGGGGAAGCACCCCTCACCGTGAGGACGGTGCGGGCTAGTTGCGGGTCTCCCGATGTCACTTTGATCTGGTCGCCCTTAATAAGCACCGTCGACCACGGGAAATGTGCGATATTTTGTTGCATCGCGGTTTTCCCTCCCGCATCGGGCATCATCGCCGCGTTCGTGTTTGTTGTACGCACACGAAATTTGCCCTCGTAGACGATAATGTCTTCCGATTTTTTCTCTGCCCGGTTATAGACCCGCCGGGTCACAATGCACGTATCAGTCATGCGTGCCTCAGCCGCACGCCGGCCCGCTTCCACAACAGTTTTAATACTCATGGTGCTGGCACCCACGTCGTCGAATCAATCCACTGCCCAGCCGCTGGCCTTAGTGGGTGGGTGCGTATCGAGAAGGCTCCTTGTTGGCGTTCTTCAAACGGGGTAAGCAACTCCCATTCCTGATCGGTCAAGAAAATCTCGCCCCGCGAAAAGTCCCGGTTGAGCCGGTAAGAATAGTCATCAATCTGTTCGGATTGTTTCCCATCCGGGTTACGCAGCTTACGGATCACCGCGTTCGCTTCGACCATTCCCGCCACGTCCGTGCGGATCGCGCCTTGGGCTAAGAGCGTCTCGTAGTCAGGGATACGGGAAGTGATGAGGGCCGTCACGTCCCGGAGCCACGCGTTGACCTGCGCGATTTCTCCCGCGTCACTAATTGGCCGTCCTAACCGGTCAGCCACCGTCGCAATATTCGCAACCGTCACGGCCCCCACCATCCTTTCTTTCGTCTAGCGTTTATCGGCTTGTTGATCCGGTAGAGGCCGCGCTTGTGATCTGCACGAAGGACGCAGTATCGCGAACCCTGAACCCGATCTCTACCTCGGCACGCAACGCGAACATGTTGCGCTGCCACAAATTGAGCGGTTTACCATCCGTGTCCGTCAGCGTCGCTTCGGTGGCCATATCGAGGGAAATATCCTCGACCGTCCCGTAAGAGGCCGCGTTAGCGAAATCGCCCGCCAACCCGATAACACCTGCCGCGCTACGCGGCAACGCAATAATCGGTCGACCCAGGAACCGGCCAATCTCGCCCGTGCCCAACACGTCAGGGACAAACAACGGCCGCCCAGAGGCGTCGGTTGCTTCCATGAGCACGGCCTGCAACTCGGGAGTGGCAAGCCACGCAGAAACGTTCGCGTCATTACCCGCGATCGTGGTGAACACCTTCACCATCTTCTTATACGTATCCTTGCCATCGACCACGAGCTTTTGCGCATCAGAGAGCTGGTCGAAATTATCCCCCGGCTTACTTTTGACTCCCATCACCGTCTTATCGAACGCAACCGCGAGCGCGTTGGGCAGTCGGCGTGCGCATTCGGCGTAGAGGGCGGCTTTGTCGCGGCGGAATTCGTTGGAGAAGGGGACGATGACCGCGAGTTTGTAGGGGGTCATGTCTTTTGCGGAGAAGGTGGGGCGGGCGACGGGTTTTTCTTCGGTTTCGGGTACCCAGTCGGCTTCTACGTCTCCGGTGATGGTTTGGACGGAGATGCCGGCTCCGGGGAGTGTGATTTTGCGTGATGCTTGCATGATTGCGGAGTCTTTGAGGGTTTTGGCCCAGATTTCGTCGGAGACGACTTTGTCGAGGATGACGCCTTGTGTTCCTCTGAATACGTCTTTGCCAGCCATGAGCTAGTTTCCTTTCTAGTGTTTGTGGTTCTCGAGTGCTTCGAGTTTGTTTGTGAATGCTTGTAAGGGGGTTAGGTTGGGGCTTGTGTTGCCTGCTCCTTGTGTCATGTCAGGTCGTAGCGGTTCAGGTGTGGTTGTGTGGGAGAGGTGGGTGGTGAGCCGGTCGGCTTGTTCACTCATTTCTTCCATGTTGTTGCCGGTGAGGAAGTCGATAAGGTCGGCGGGAAGGTTTTTCTCGAACGCAACCTGCCAGCGGGTTTTGTCTCGGTTGAGGTCCGCTAGTTGGGTTTGGGTTTGCGTTTGGGTTTTTTCCCACTCGGTTTTTGCTTCCTCGAACTGGGCCGTGAGGGCGGCTAGTTGCTCGGTTGCCTGTTTCGCTTGGGTTTGGGCTTGTTTGCGGGCTTCGCGCTCGGCTTGCAAGGCTTTTACCCCGCCTTCGCCTAGGTTTTCCGTTGAATCGCTCTGGGGTGTTTGGTTGGTTGGGGCGGTGCTGTCTGACATGGGTGGTTCTCCAATCGCTGGGGATAATAAAACCCGCCTGGCATCGCGCCATGCGGGACAACTAAAATATAGGGTTTAACGAGATAAGGGCGTCAGACGACGCCCTTATACGTTATTGAGTTATGTGCCGGTATTATGCTGAGACCTTGTCGGGGTAATGTTTTTCCCTGTACAGGTCAAGCGATATCTGCCACGGATCGTTAGGGGATTCTTCCTGTGCTTCTTTCTCCGCTCCAGCAAATATTTCGTAGGGAACCTCTATTCCTTCAGGCTCAGCCACGAAACAGACATTCAAAACAACGTTATAAAGATCCTCATACACGGAAGTAATCAGATCTCTTTTACGGTGTTCCGGGACTCTTTCCCATAAGTAATCCACGAGGGCACGCGTTGCCGGCGGTATCCCCACAAATGGGTCCTCGTCATCCTCGTACATATCCACAGTAGCTCCTAACGGGCAGGTTTTCTCTGCGTTTTACCGCGCTTCCAGTGAACCTTCGCTACGCCTTCACCACGTTCTGGGTAGAACGATACCGTTCACGTCGCGGTTAGGATCTGGGTCTACCTACGCTTTATCTGGGAACCAATCTTTCTTGTATGCATCGAGTACCATTTGCCAAGGATCGTCAGGAGATTCTTCCTTTGCTTCGTTCTCTGCCCCGATGAAAATCTCATAAGGAATCTTTAGTCCCTGCGGGCTAGCGACAAACTCTAACGCGGTAACAATAACGTTATATAGAGTCTCCTCGTATTCAGTTTCGATAAGCTTTTGCTTATACGGCTCGGACACCCTCTCCCATATATAGTCAATGAGTGCGCGCGTGGCCGGAGGGAGGTAATAGAACGGGTCGTCATCTTCGTCGGTTTCCACACTAAGCTCCTAACGGGCAGGTTTCCTATGCATTTTACCGCCTTTCCAGTGAACCTTCGATACGCCTTCGCCACGTTCTGGGTAGACCGATACCGTTCACGTAGGCGCTTCACGTCGCGGTTAGGATCTGGGTCTACCTACGCTTTATCTGGGAACCAATCTTTCTTGTATGCATCGAGTACCATTTGCCAAGGATCGTCAGGGGATTCTTCCTTTGCCTCCTTCTCCGCCCCGATGAAAATCTCATAAGGAATCTTTAGTCCCTGCGGGCTAGCGACAAACTCTAACGCGGTAACAATGACATCGTACAAATCCTCGTACATTGAGTTGACGATTTTTTGTTTATAGGGTTCGGAGACTCTTTCCCACAGGTAGTCAACGAGGGCACGCGTGGACGGGGGTAACCAATCAAACTTACCTTCATAGTACCCATATAAAGCCATGGCTTGTTCCTAACGTACAGGTTTTCTGTGCACCTTACCGCGTTTCCAGGTTACCTCAGATACGCCGTGGCCACGTTCTGGGTAGAATTTCACCGTCTTTGCAGGATCGGGAGCCATCATATTGTACGAAAGCCTCAACTCCACACCTTTATAGCTATGCACGATTTCAACAGCACCTCTGTCTCCTACGCTAGCGACTCCGTGTTTGAGGGTATCGACAAGGGCCGCTTCGACGGTTTCCTTTGTCCACTCTTTCGGGAACTCGCCGTTACCACTCTTTTTACCTTTCGGTGTTTGACCGTAGAGATGCCCGCCAACGGTTGTGCCGGGGATCCCGTAACAGATTTTCTCGATCAACCATTCATCGTGTGGGTCAAAAGGAAGCTCGCCGTTAAGCAAAGGTGCACCGGTTGGAGGTTTCTTACCCCCACCCGCACCCCCGGTAAGCGGGTGCGGGTTTTTTCCTTTACGTTTAGACGCCGTGCCTTTCCCGCCATGGCGGGCTTGAGATTTTTTGCGGCCGCTTAGGACTGCTGTGGTTGTTCCTTTGGCTCGCAGTAAGCGGTAGTGGCGGGCTTGTTCCCCGTAGAGAGTGCGCCCATCAACGGTTATTTTGTGGCCGAGGGTTTCCAGGGCTGCCCGGTATTCGGCTTCTGCCCGGACCATGTCTGAGGCCGTGAGCTGGTAGTCGGGAGTGGTGTAGCGGATGTTGCGTCCGGCGAGGCGTTGGCGGCGTTCAACTGCTCGCACCGTATAGGGGTTCAATCCGGCTTGGGCTTCTTTCCAGTTCCTTTCTGCTTCGAATAGGCGACGTTCGGCGGCCGTCATCGTATAAATATTGTTCGGGTCTCGCACTCCTGTGCGTAGGGCTTCTTCTACGGCTTTGCGGGCCCCGGCTGTTTTACCGCCATGGCCTAATTGTCCGTATCCGAAACGTTGCCCGTGTAGAGATCCGAGCGGGTTTTGCCCGCCTTCGTGTATATAGCCGTGTTCGACGAGAAGGCTGAGGACTTGTTCGCGGGACAAGTCCCATTGTTTGGCTTGCCGGTAGATCCCTTCCGGGGTCATACGCCGCTGGCCACGGGATAAGAACCTCGAGCCGTGCCCGCGCCTGGTGCGTCCCTCGCTGGTATACATTCCTCCTTTTTGGACCCCGCGCCTGGCGTTGATGACCTGGAAAATGTCTGCGCCCTCGCGTACGGCTTGAGCCGAGTAGCGACCCAACAGCCGGTTTTGTGCCTCGTGACCGAGCGAGTTGAAATACTCGTAAGGGTCGACCACGAGTCCTTCGGAGATGGCCCCGTCGAGTTGTTTGACGGTTGCTGGCACGTGGACACAGTCACACCCGGGGTGGCGGAGAAACCCATCATTGAACGCATAGCGCCGCCCGGCTAGTATAACACATCTGGCACACGAGGGAGGGTTGAGCATGCGCACGTATCCCACGCTTGGGCGGGCGACGATATCGATGGATGCTGCCGAACGTGCCGTATCGACAACGACTTGGCGGGCGAGCCGGTCAAGATATGCCCCGCCTTCGGAGAGGGCTTGGCGGGTATCTTTCCCGTTTTTTATTGCTTCGAGGACGCGTGGGATAGGGCTTGCGATTGCTTGGCTGAGCAGGTTTCCCTCTGGCGCCCACCCGCTAAACGCGTCAACGTTTACAAACCCTACCGGTAGAACATACTCGCCTTGTTCGGCAAGCGTTGTGGCCGTGTAGCCGGCCCCGGCGATAGCCGCTTCGCGTTGCAGGACGAAGAGGTAGCTCGTGAGGCCTTTTCCTGCTTCATCCCATGTTTGGCTAATATAGTCCGGGTTGATGCGCGCCCAATAGTGGCGGGCAACGCGGATCGCGGTTTCTTGCAAGCCAAGCATTTTTTTATAGTGGGCTATCGCCCCTTGCGGCAGGTTCTGTATCAACGCCATAATTCTTCTCCGCTACTCCGCCAAGCAGCGGATCTGTTTCTTCTGCTTCTAGGTAGTCGCGTTCGCGTTGCTTGCGGGCCTCGGACCAGCCCAGCAGGTCCCATACGCCTTCACGTGAGAGCACGGGTTTACCGCCCGCGAGTTTTTGTAAAGCATCAGCGCGTTGAGCAAACGTTGGGGTGCCAGGGTCTTGCCATTCGACTCGCACAGAGTTACCTGCCGGCCACTGCCCGCTCGTGATACGCGTTGCCGTATCGATCACCCACGAGAGGGCTTTACCTGTTTCAGCGTTTGACCGTTCAACGGTTTTCACCAGTCGGGCTTCTTCGGCTCGTATGGCTCCTTCGGCTGCCGGGTTCGAGGAAAAAATACCGAAATACGAAGAGGGGAAACCCGTAACAGAGGCAGCCAGGCGCCCATACATCGCCAGTGTTTCGTGATAGTTCCCCAAATCTGCCCCGGGTAGCTGTCCTACTTTCGCGTCCTTGTTCGCCAACGCCCACACGCTTGACATGTAGGATTCCCACTGGGTGAGCCGGGTCTTCCCATCGGCGGCAACGAAGTCTTTTGGTTGAGCACCGACCACGAATTTTCGGGGAATGTTGACGGTTTCTAGGCCATATTGCAGGCCTGTGAGGGCACGGACGGCCATGTCGGTGATGGGGATGATCCCGGTTAGTTCGGAGGTGCCTTTCCACCTGCCGGTTATTTGCCGGTTGAGGGCCATAATGACTGGTACGCGTCCCAGTTCGTGCCGGTTACGTCCTGCTACTTCCCACTGGTCCGCTTCAGGCTTGCCCAACACCCAGGTACACTCCGGGGTGTAGAGGGTCGCTCCGGTGATTTCTCCTTGCGGGGCGCGGGGGGTGGGCGTGCGCCATATTTTTAGTGCGCAGTCGATCATGCGTTTGCGTGGGTCGATACGCACGGCCATTTCGCGGGGTGACTCGACGGTGACGACGGGCAGGGAGGGGTCTTCTTCGTTCGCCCCGACCAGGAAGAAGGCACGCCCGTAGATGAGCTTGTCACGCGTGAACATGGTGGTTTGAGAATCCATAGAGTTGCGTTCGAAAAGCGTTGCCGCGCTGTGGGAGGCACGGTCGGATCCACGATCGAGAAGGGCACGCACTTCTGAGCGTTCGGTGATTGCTTCGACCACGACCGATGGCCAGGCAATCACCGGTTCCATACCGCGCAAGCCTGGTGGGATAGCGATACCGAGTTCTTCCAGGCGTGAGGTGCCCTCATAGTAGGCGAGGTGGGAGGCGTCGTCCCTATAAAGGCTGGTCATAGTGGAGGTGAGCGTTTTCGCGAGGGCGATGGCGTCTTTATCGTTCAACACGACGGGTTCTCCTTAATCGCGGCCCGGGCCTACCAGGCGAAGACGCGCGTATCGGTTGCCTGTCCCCATCCGAGTGCGCGCATGTCCGAGGCGGCTTCGTGGGCGAGGATGTCGGCCATGAGGATGTCAATTTTCATATGCTCGGCTGGTTTGCCGAGAATGTATTGGTCGCCGGGTTTAGCAACTTTCCTGGCGTGGAGGGCATGTTCACGAGCGGTGGGGTCCGCGTCGTGGGTGGTGATTCCTTCGTAGGAGTCTTCGAGGAACCGGGAGAGGGCTTCGAACATGCGTCGTACTTGGTTGGTGGGCCATTGGACGACCCGGTCTTCGCCATACATTCCGGCCCACGTGTCGGCTTGGGTTTCCCAATGTCGCGGGTCGATATAGAACCGGGCGACGTCGTAGTGGGCGAAGAGTTCTTGGATGGCCGCGTCCACTTCCCCGCGTGGGATGCGCCCATCTGGCCATTCTTTCGGGTTCCAATAGGTGGGCCGCGAGTCGGGTCCGTAGGTGGGTGTGAAGCGGTATCCGTCGAGGGTTTCAGCTCGCAGGGCTGACCAGTCGTCGGAGCGCGACCCGTCAAACCCGAGGGCTATCTTCTCTCCCGGGTTTATCTGCCTGGTGGTTTCTCCTGCGTCCCATACATGGTCGGGCATATAGGAGCCCAGTCCTTGGACGAGTTGGTTGAGGAAGAAGCGGCGTGCCGAGGTCGGGTCGGTTTCCATGAGTTCTTCCATTTCCGCGCCCACCGCGTCCAGGTCGACCCACGGTGAGCCTTCGTAGACGTATTCGAGGATTTTTCTGCGGTCTTTCTTTTTTGTCCAGTCCAGGTCGGCGGGTGGGCGGCGATACCAGCGCCATATGTCTTTTGATTTGGACGTATAGGTTGCTTCTGCTGCGCTATCGTCCATGGGGTCCCACGGGTTGGTGATTTCTAGGCCGCGTCCTCCCATTCCGGCTAGGCCGCGTCGCATGGTGTCCCAGACTTTGCGTAGCTTGCCCGTATAGATACCGGATTCGTCCGCGAGTGCGAAGTGGATGGGGCTTCCGAGTTTTGAGTTGGGGGCGGAGGTGATGGGGTCGATGCGTCCGTTGTTGGGGAGGCGGATGAATCCTTCGCGGACTTTCATTTGCTCGGCGAGGGGGCCGCGGCGGATCATTTCTTGGAGGGGACGGTAGACGTTGTCGGTTTGTTCTTCGGCGGTGGCGAGGAGTTGGATGTTGGACATGGGGCGTGGGATTCCCATGGGTTCGCCGGGGGTGTATTCGTAGATCCATCCGCAGGGGCATCCGTGGTCGGAGCAGTGGTATTCGTCGCCTTGGGTGGCCCATCCGGCGAAGATGCATGGGCCGACGGCTTCGAAGCAGATGATGGAGGCACCCCAGGGGGATTTGCCGGCTTTTTGGGGTCCGACGACGAGGCCGCGCCGGTAGGTGAAGGCGGGGGCTCCGGCGGGCCGGTGGGGGTTGAAGGTGGCGGTGGGTTTTATTTGATAGAAGGCGGCGGTGTTTTGGAGTTGCCAGCCGTCGTGGATGAAGGGGGCGCCCATGGACCAGCCGTCGGCGACGACGCAGTGGGCTTCTATCCAGTCGGCGGCGAGGAAGCCAAGGGTTTTCACTCCTAGCCTCCTTCTATCACCTGGAATCTTTCAGCTGCGCTTGTGCGGGTGGTGCGGGGTTGTTTCTTTTCTGGCGCTGCGGGTTGGGCTATTTGCCAGCCGTTTTCTCTCATTCCTGCGGGGGTGAGGCCTATTTGGTCGCGGTAGCGGTGGAGTTGGCCGATGAGCGCGGCTGAGGGTTCGTGGGCGAGTTCGACGGATGCTTCTACTCGGCACATTTCGGCGATGATGCGCCACCGCCAGGGTTCGTTTTCCCACACGGTTGCTTGCGGGGTTTTCCATAGGGCCCGCCAGATTGCTTTTTCGCGTGCGGCGAGTGGGGTGACGCGGCGGGTTTGGGGGTCTTTGAGGGCGGGAATGGGGAATGGTGGGGTTTTTCCTTTTCTTCCTTCGGGTGGGAGTGGGGTGAAGGTCAGTCCGCGTCGTTCGGTTCTAGCTGAGGTGGGGTCGGGCTGGGGCCCTGACCGGTTGCGTGCTCCTCCTCGTGGCATTCGGCTACCTCCTCCATGGTGTTAACGTAATTAGTGGTTAGAAATTTTGGAAACGTGTGAACCCGTCGCGCTATTTTTTGCCCTCCCCGCCGGTCCTGATGGTCTTTGATGTCGGGGTACCCCCCCTGGGGTATCTGTGTTAGGTGGCTAGCGTTCTGATTTTGTTTGATATTGTTTAGTTGTGTTTGTGGGCGTTTGTTCCTCCTGCGCTGTCGTTGCAGGATTTGTGAGAAATGCCCAGATAGCGAGAGCGATCATTGTCGTCGTGATCGAGCGCCCATTCGTCTTTGGCTGTGATAGGGCGCCCGCAGCGGGCGCACGCGATGATCTCGCCGTTGTCTAGCCGGTGGGCGTAGGCACCCCGGAGGCGTACGTGGGCCTGGCCGTAGCCGCGCTGGGTTCGCGTGCCGCGTTTGGTTTCGTATTCGCGTGCGTGGTGAAGACAGTACCTATGGGTAGGGGGGATCAGGTGTGGGCAACGGGGGGCCGGGCAACGCTTCACCTCTCCTACCTCCCTCCCCGCCTGCCCCTCCCCTTACTCGCCCCCCACCCCGGCACGCACCGGGGCGGGCAGGGACAGGGACGGGGTGGGATCTGCAACGATTCACTTAAAAGTGATTACTTGTGTCTCTAGTTGAGTGCCGCCCGCCCCCCCTACCCGGGGCCGGGAGGAGGGGTACCGGCCAGACGGACTGCCACATACCCCTGCCTAGTGGCCGGAGGTATGTGGGGCATGCGGGGGGCGCTAGGTCGCCGATCTTATAGGTAGTAACGGCAAGCCGCCCCATCGCCCGCAGGCAACAAAAAAGGCGAAGCACCTTACGCGGATACACTTCACCCACCCCCAGTGTGACACTCCAGCAAACATTTGTCAACCCGAAGCCTCGGTGCGGTGAAGGCCGGGCCGGGCGCGGTGGCGTGCAGTATCGATATCTTTGAGGCAGACGCGGCCGTCGGTGCAGGTGACATGGCCGCGGCTGATCCATTTGCGGATGGTGGCAGCCGGGGTGCCGGTGAGTTCTGCGGCCAAGGCGACGGGTAGGGCGGGGTTGGCGGAAAGGATGCGCAGGTAGGCCAGCCCGCGGGTTTCTTCCTCCGAGCGCACCAGGTCGCACTCGGGGCAATAGTAGCCGCCCGGTGCGGCGTGGAGAAGGGTCATGGTTTGCGGGTGGGCAGGACAAACCCTGTTGACCTTCTGGGCCGGGGGCCGGGCGACCGTGTTCCACGCGGTCTCGATGGTCTGGAGTGGACGCTCGAGAGGGAAATGGCGGGCGGCCCAAGCAAGACGTGCAGCCATAAACCTACACGGACACCCATCTAAGTCTTCGCCGCGCCAGGCCCACTCGGATGCGAGCTCTTCTAGACGGGCCAATACTTCCCGCTCCCCCTCAACCCGAATGAGTGCGTCTTCCACAGGCGAGGCACCCGGGTGAGAGACAGGCGCCAGCTCGAGCGTTCCACCCGATAGGCCAAGCAGGCCTTCTACCCGCGCGCCAAGCTCCGCCCTCCACACCGCCAAATCCGCTAACTGGTCGGCAGCGGCCGCGAGCGCGGGGCCCTTCCGGGTGGGGTTTTGGGTTGGGTGGGGGTTGGGTGTCAATTGGTTTCTCCTTGGCGGGTGATGGTGGTGTGGAGTGTGGGGGTTTGGGTGGTGGTGGGGAGGGCGGTGATGGTGATGGAGGCGCCTGGGCGGGGGTTGTATTCCTTGCTGGTGATCCATTCGAGGATTCGGGAGTCGTCTTTGAGGACGGCGGGGTTGGGGAGGCTGAGGGCGTCGCCGATGGCGCGGGTGAGTTTGTCGAGGTCGGGTTTGGTGGCGGGGTGGTTGAAGCGGGGCCGTGTGGGTTGGGGGAGGTAGAAGCGGGTGGTGATGGTGACGGGGGCGTCGTAGTTGAGGGGGAAGCCTGCTGCGAGGGCGGCGGAGGTGGCGGTGTGGGCGACGTGGTTTCTCCATTGGGTGAGTTGTTGGGGGTGGATGAGGCGGCCTTTTCCGATGTTTTTCATGGAGCCTTGGGGGCGTGGTATGCCGTCGACGAAGACGTTAAAGGAGGGGCGGTGGTTGTGGGGGCCGGCGAGGTAGGTGGACAGGGCGAGAGGATCGAGGGTGGCTCCGTGGTAGGCGGCTTGGCCGGTGTATTCTTCGGCCGTATCGAGCCGGTCGGCTACGGGGGTGAAAATATAGGTGGGTTTCATTTCTCGGTGTCCTTGCTGGAGTAGAGAGTTTCCATATCGAGGTGGGTGCGGGCGCGGGTGGCGCGGTCATGAACTTCCTGTTCAAGCACAGTCGGCTTTCGTGTCGCCTGCCAGGCCCCGCGTAGGGCGGCGAGGAGGCAAGCGATGAGAATAATGACGACGATGAGGAGGAACACCGCGAGCGCGGTGATAGCCAACCATTGGACGATGCCCATAAGGCTGTGTTTCTTTCTACGCTAAGGGGGCTTCCCACTTTGCTTCCTCCTGGTGGGAAGTTAGTAGGAAGCTCCCTCTTGTGTGTTTATTCGGTTTCTTCGAGGATGTTGGCGACGGCGCGTGCGAGAACCTCAGGAGCCTGCCTGCCCCATGAGCCGATTCGGCCTAGGTCGTAGTCTGGTGGGAGATACCATTGGAGCTCTTCGGCCTGCTCGAGGCTGAGAGCCGGCACGTCCTCGAAATCCGTGGAGACGTAGTATTCGGTGGCCAGGGTCGCGGCGTCCGGTTCTGCTTCTAACGTGTCGTCGGACCACCGGGTCCCGCAACAAGGGCACTGCCAGCATTCATCCCACTCAGTTTCGGCTCGGCAAGCGCCACAAATAGGGTTACCGGGGTGGACAAGCGCGGGCTTTTCCGCTAACCGTATGTAGCGGCCGCGGACAAGATACGCGCCAGGATCAATCTCGCTCATTTTCTTTCCTTACTCGTTTGTTTGGCGGCCACGCTTGTAACCGTCTAGATAGCCTTCGGAATACCAGCCGAACTCGGTCAGTATCTGGACGTTCTGGTCCTCTTGGATTTGGTAAACCCTTTCCTGAGCCTCGGCAATTAGCTCGTTATCCGTTAGCTCGCTCATTACACTTTCCTCATTTCCCCTGTAATGTCGCGCCCCTCAAAGTCATCAATGACAAGACCACCTTCAGAATCCAGGTGAACAAACCGTACTGCCAGGCCAAGAGAACACCTACCGGCAACGTGTATCGCATAGGCCAGCTCGCGGCGCATCCCAGACGTCAGCCGTCCCCCGCACACCCACAACTCGTCACACTTACCTATAAAGCTGAGCGCGGCCCGCGCGGCTATTGCGCGTTCTTGCGGGGTGCCATCATCGAATACCTGCGGATACAACAAATGCGACGCATACGGCGCATAACCCGCCTCCAACGCGGCCCGCATCACCCGCTTCGCATACGTGACATTATCCTCGGCGCCTTGATAGGGCGAACAAATAAAAACAGTCCTCATCCTTTTCCCTTCTTTCTTCATCCCCAACTCCTCCAACTCCCCCTTCCACACCTAGTTATGCCGATCCCCCTCACCCACCCACACCGCCAACACCAACACCCCCACAAGCCCAATCACGATGACCACCTCAATCACCACGACCCTCCCCACACCTGCCCGCACGCACCCTCGCGCTCGCGGTGGCTTTAATCGAATCAATCATCGATTTCGGCAACACAGCCTCGAGACTGTCAGGCAACGGCATCCACTCCTGCCAAGCAACCTCCTCATCAAACACCGACCGCGCCGGCCTGGCATACCCGGTTATTTCCCTAAAATCACGCATAATTAACTTCCTTTAAAAGGGCGGCATGTCATCAAACCCAGACCCACCAGCCGGCCCCGGGCCGACGACTTGGCCAAGGTTGCCTGCCGGATCTTGGGACTCCTCACCAGCCACCGCCTGCCAACCAGCAGCAGACTGGCGGGCGCTCGCGGTGGTTTTGGTGATGGTGGCTTTTGCCCGGCGTAGGGAGGGGCCGATGTCGTCGATGTTGAGGTTGAGGCCTTCGCGGGCCGTGCCTTGGTCGGTGGTGTACCTGTTGATGGTTAGCCGGCCGGTGGCGAGGATTCGTGTGCCTTTGTGGAGGGTTTCGGCGCAGTTTTCTGCGAGGTCTTTCCAGGCGGTGCAGCGGATGAACATGGTTTCCCCGTCGTCCCACTCGTTTGTTTGTCGGTTGTGGTGGCGGGGTGTGTTAGCGATGGTGAAGTTTGCGACCGGGACGCCTGAGCCGGTGAACCGGAGGGCGGGGTCGGCTGTGAGGTTGCCCGTGATTGTGATGATGGGTTCGTTCACAGGTAGCCTCCTGCCGGGTGGGTGCGGGAGACGATGTGTGCCACGCGGCGGGCAGTGTCGTTGAGGTGTTTGACTCTGTCGGGGTGGGCCGGGTTAGCGTCGTAGACGATTTTGGCGCATCGGTAGTCGCCGAGAGCGGCGTCGAGTTCGTCTTGCAGGGTCTTGTTGTCGCTGTCTTGGGAGATTCCCCAGGCTTCTTGCGTGACTCGTTCGCGTCTGATCCAGTCGCGGGCCTCGCATAGGGCGTCTATTGCGTCGCTGACCGCGTCATCAGCGCAGGCGAGGTTATCGAGTTTTTCACTCATTTTTGTTTTCCTTTCAGGTTGAAGAAGACCGGGAAAACCCTGGGTACTGCGGGGGTTTTGACGTGTCGGGTCGGGCGGGTTGTCGCGTTCGCTATGGCGTTGAGCAGGCGGGCCTCGACCTGGGTGGCCGGGCCGATATCGACCCGGGCGCGGCGCCCAGACTTACGGGGTGTCATACGGGTTTCCTTTCGAATGTTTGTTTGATTGCTTGGGTGGCGTCCCTGTCGGCGCGGACTGGGTCGCCATGTTGGGCGGCGTATTTGCGCCACTGGGCTAAATAGCGCGGCCATAGCGCTCCGTCGTCATCGAGACTCGCGTACGCATCGAGCACCGTCGGAGCTGCCGAACCGGCTAGCGCTTTAGCGATGTTGGCGGCCGCCCGATCCGCCTCCGGATCCGCCCGAACCTGCCTGTCTGTCGGGCAGGCACCTGGCAGGGTGCGGCGGGGTGCTCCGTGCAACCAGGCGGTGAACCCCGCGTCCCAATCCGAAAGGCGGCGTCTGCGCGCCTTGGCGTCGGCCTTGAACGCTTCGGATGCTGACCAGATCGACACGCCCAGGTCGTCGGCCAAGGCGGCGTGGGCCGGGGACGGGTTCCAGTCGGTGGGGATTTCTGAGCGGGGACGGGCCCTGGGATTTTTCCCCCTCGGGGGGATAAAGGGGGGTTGTTCTCTTGGTTTAGTTCTATTGGTATTGTTCGTGGTCAAATTTTGACCAGGGGGTAGGCAAAATTTGACAGGGGGCTGGTCAATATTTGACAGGGGGGTGGTCAAATTTTGACCATGGTCAACGCCCCTTCCAACCGCGAGCGCGGATGTTTTTTCTTCGGTGGTTTCGTCCCCGTATTCTTCGTCCTGGCCGCACGCCGTCTCCTCGTTGTCTTCCTCGTTCTCGAGGGTCTCATCGGTTGCCTCGCTTGTTTCGCTAGGGCTGGGAGCACGTGGTGGGGTGGAGGGTTCCGGGGTGGTTGGTTGGGTGGTGTGTGGGGTGAAGACGGCGATCCTGTAGACGTGGGAGGTTTGTGCGCCGTTAGCGGCTTGTCTTCCTGCCCATGCGACGACGCCGACGTCTTCGAGGTCGCGCAGGGCGCGTTTGACGGTGTTACGGGAGATGGAGAGCATCTCGGCCAGGCGGCTGATGGAGGGCCAGCATACCCCGTGACTGTCGGCGTAGGCGGCGAGGGCCGCATATACGCCGATGGAGGTGGCGTCTAGGCCTTGTTCGAATAGCCATTTGGGGACGATGGAGAAGCCTGTAGGTGTCGCTGTCATCGTGTCTCCTCGGTAGTGGTTTCGCCTTGGTCAAGGACGGTGGCGGTGGTTTGGTAGGCTTCCCAGGCTTCTTTCGGGGTGTAGTAGAGGTGTGTGTCCTCCCCTGGTGTGCAGCGGCGGGTGAGGACGGTCCTCCATGCTTTGCCTGCCCGTGCGCGCTCGAGTGTGAGCGTGTAGCCCTCGACCGTGTTGGTCCGGTGGGCGACGGGTGTGAAGGTTGTGCTCATTTTTGTTGTTCTTTCTCGAACGCGGCGATCGCGCGGAATACTTCGTCGTCGGTCATCTCGGCGACGTTGTTTGTGCGTTGGCTGGTGGCCCACGCGACCAAATAGTCGAGTGGGGTGTGTGGGCGGGCGTGGCGGCATACCTTGACGAACCGTGTCTGCGCCTTACTCAACCCGCCCGTTGGGTTAGCATCCTGGTTGTCACCTGGATGCGGCTGCGGGCCGGCTGCCACGTGGGTCTGGGCAGGCGTGGCGGCTTCGGCTTGGACCGGCTCGGCGGCAGTAGCGGCCGGCCTGGCTGGGGTGGGTGGGATATGTGCGCCCCAGGCGCGTAACACGTTCACGAAGCTCGCCCCACTCGCTCGTGCTTCGAGCAAGGCCAGGCACACCCGGCCCGGGTCATCTTCCATATCGCCTAAGGCGGGTGAGGAAGCGATGAGCACACAGATAGCGAGATCGTCTGTGACCTGCTGGGAAAGGCCGGCCGCTAGCTTGTCGGTATCGAGCCGGTCTTTTATCGCGTCAATAATCGCTGACGTGTATTGCGAGGCGTCGAGTTCTTCTCGCATCTCGGGTGGTTTCATTTCCTCCGTCCTTCTTTACAGTCGGCGCACTGGGTTGGCGTGCCATACGGTTTCGTGCCTGGTGCGATATCAGCTGGGATACCTGGTTGGCGTATCGGTATCCCGCATTGGTCGCATATGCCGCACTGATACGGCGACACCAGCGTTTTAGAGTTGCCCAGGCTTTGGGCTTGAGAAATCTGGGCACGGGACGCTTTTCTGGCCGCGTTTTGCTTCCTGTAACAGGTCGCGCACCAGCCCGACGCGTACTCGAGAAGCGCTCCCGGCGCGTCCGTTTTCGATAGTCCGCGTTCTCGTAAAGGCCGCCCGCACCCGACGCATTTACGCGTAGTGGCGAGTTTGGTCTTCTTATAGGCGTGGTGGCATGCCGAACACCTTCCCCCGGTGCGATGGGCGACCGTTCCCGGATAATCCGCGGCCAATGCCCCATACGGTCTAAAGGGCCGTCCACACTCGACGCATTTACCAACCGGCTCCTTCTTAGGAGCCTTTTTCTTAGGTGGGTCTTTACGTTGCACTGCGGAGGGTGTGGGCATATCCCACCCGAGCCGAATGTCCGAACTGAAATCGATACACGTCGCATGAGTGAGCAACCGCCCCACCCGGACCTTCACACTCGCTTCGTCTTTCACGGTCTCATAGGAGGGGTGGCCGATCGGGTAAAGATCCTGCGCGCGAATAAAAGCTATAAAGCTTGATAAGACCGAGCGGCGTACTTCCCCACGCGGGGCATTCATATCAATCCGATACCGTGCCCGCGCAAAATAGGCAGGCCCTGATATTTCAGACATCGCCCACCTCGCTTCCACGCGAGGCCTCGTAGCGGAAGGCGCTAATAGAGAGCTGGATGGCACCTTTCAACGCGACCACATAAATCCCTGTCGCGACTAGACGCTCTAAAAGCGTGCCCGGTAGAGATGCCGCATAAAACCCGACCCCAGCCATAACCAGATAACCCACCGCGAGCGCGAGCGTTGCCAGGGTTTCGCCATGGTTTGTTTTGTGTGTGTTTTTCATTAGTCTCGTATTCCTTGGTTGAGCCAGGCTTCGAGGTCTTTGCGCCAGATCAGTTTTTTGTTGAGGGTTTTCCCGCCGCGTATGGGGCGGAAGACGGGGAGGTCTCCGGCGTTGATGGCTTCGGTGATGGTGGTGGCTGAGAGGGATACGGCTTCGGCTGCGTCTTTGACTGAGTAGGCGAGTTTTTCTATCGGGCGTGCGGGTAGTCGCTTAGTCGTCGTTTTTTGTATACTCATTGGTGGAGGCCTTTCGTGTCTTCGGAGCGGGCAACCCGATGTCCTTTACTTTGTTGGGGTTGCCCGCTCACTGGCGTGTAGGGCACCCGGATGGAACCCGCGGGTAGCTCGAGGGTTTCTTCTAGGCGATCAAGCATGTGGCGGGAGATGCCGCGCCTACCGGTCTCGATCGCGGACAGGGTGCCTCGTGAGACGCCTAGCTCGTCGGCGAGGGTTGTGAGCGTGTAGCCGAGGCGTTCGCGCATGGCGCGTAGCGTGACCCGCGGGGCGTTCTCTGGATAGTTAGTCATGGCGTGGGCTCTCCCGGTTCCGTCTTTGGGTATGGGTGTGAAGCCCCACTGGGGTTGGTGTGAAAACACTAGTTTTATCTTTCTTTTCGCTTCGCCTTTTCAGGGCGGTGGGTATTGCGACCCGTGTTTTTGCGTGACCGGCAAAAATAAAGGGCCGGGAGCTGAAAAAACCGCGAAAAGTCGGCCAACCGGTATTCCCCGCGATGGGTGTTGTATTCCCGGTGTACTCCCGGCTTAAAGCCGTAGACATAAGACTGCCGCTCATTCCGGGAGCGGTCAGCCGCTTTTCGCAGGTGTTTTCAGCACCTGCTACGACTATACCCGAAACCGGACGCGTGTAGGGCGGCGTGGTGGAAGGGAATTTTTGGGTGCGGCTGCGCACCCCATTCAAGGGTTGGTGTAGAAACATGTTCGGCTTTGGCCTTCGCTTTTCTAGAGCGGATAGGGCGACCCTTGGTTTTGCGTGACCGGCAAAATGTGAGGGCCGGGAGCTAGAAAAACCGTCCAAAGTCGGCCAACCGGTATTCCCCTTGGCGGGTGTTGTATTCCCGGTGTACTCCCGGCTTAAAGCCGTAGTAATAAGACTGCCGCTCATTCCGGGAGCGGTCAGCCGCTTTGGACAGGTGTTTCTAGCACCTGCTACGACTATACCCGAAACCGGCGAGGGTTGGGTGCAGTGAAGTGTGGGCATAATTTTTGCTTTCGCGAGTGCTGGGTTATTTGGGTTGTGGGATTGCTTCGGCGACGTCGGCGAAGTTGTTTGCGAGTCCGGTGTTGACGGCTTCTGCCATGAAGGAGGCGTCGGGTTCGGCTTGTTCGTTGAGTATGCGGATGAGTTTGTCTGGGGTGGTGTGGAGGGTGCGTGCGAGGGCTGTGTGGTTGAGGGGGAGGTTTTGGAGTTGGGTGCGGAATTGCTGGGTTAGTCGGGTTTTAGGTTTGTTCATAGCTCTCACTCCTGCATTGTGCAACGGGATTATTGCCTAGCGCAACGCTAGCGCTATGCCGCCCGTGTGTCAAGCAACCAGCTATGGTTTTATTGCGCGGTGCAACGTTGCGGGGTAGAGTGGAAGGTATGACATCAATTGAATGGTTAGAGGAAACGATCGGTGACGATTCCATGTCTGAGGCCGCTCGCAAGAGCGGTTTTCCCACCTCGACGCTCACCAGGCAGATAGGGCGAGGTAATTTATCTGCGGAAGTTGCCGTGGCGATTGCTCGCGCTTATGGCGTGGATGTGGAAACGGCTCTTATACGGCAGGGACTCATTACCGAGGAGGAAGTATCCTCAGCGCGGAAGCGATATTCACTTAGCACCTTTTCAGATAAGGAGTTAGCCGGGGAAATTGCGCGCCGCGTATTAAACGATCCCGGCCCCGAGCTAAAAGCGCCACTTAGCGAGAATTATGACGCCTCCAATCAATAACGACCCGCAAAGCGGTCTCAATGGTGCCGTAGCGGCAGAACTCCGCGCGGAAAAAGCAATTCAACAAACGACATTCGACGATCTCGCACATCAGACGGGGATATCGAAACGTACCCTGATTCGAATATTGAACGCGGACCGGATTATTACTACCGCCTACCTCGAATCACTGTGTACCGCGCTAGGGATCACCCCAATCGATATAATCGCCCGAGCGACTAAACGCATGGGGTCAGGAGCATAGGGGTATGGCAGTTCGAAAAAAGGGGTTATCCCCTGTAGAAATACAGGCCCAGCGGCTTCTCGCCGATGCAGTGTCAGCATCATCGCTGAGCCAAAAAGAAATAGGCCAAGCAGTCGGTATTTCGCAAAACCGTGTCGGAATTATTTTGCGAAGAGAGACGCCACCTGCAACCATTGGGGAATTACTCTCGATCGCGAGTGTAGTGGGAGCTGATGGTGTGGAAATCATTTCCAAAGCCACCCAGGCGGACGCGGCATCTAACGGCGATTCAGAGGGCGCATAGCCCCTTACCCCCTTTACCGAATTAACGTTGGCTTGCGCACGGTAGTCTTATCTTTAAAATTTTTTGTTGTGTGGGTGAGGGGACGTTATGCCATACGTAATCCTTTTCTTTGTCGTGGCGGGTCTGATCATGCTGGCGTTGAAGTATTGGTACATCGTCGTGGGCGTTATAGCGGTGATTGCGCTTGCGATCTGGTTGCCTGGGGCTATTAGGCGTATGCGGCGTGATGCGTATTTTGCGAGCGAGGAGTTCAAGGCGCATAAGGCCGCTATCGCGGACTTGGTGAAAGAGCATAACGACATTGCGGAATACGCGGCCGAGCTGAGGAATACCCATGAGTTCACGTTAGGGGCGAGCAGTACTGGGAAATATGCGGGCCTTGCGGAATTCCGGAATACGAGTTCGCATAATTATCGGCGTGATCGTAATAAGGCCAACTATGATGCCGATAATGTCTATAACTGTTCGCTCCAGGTGGTTCGCAATGCTAAGCGCGACCCGCTCAAGTACCTCATGAAATACTTCGATATCGAAGCCACGCAGGAGCGTTTAGCGGCGGTTGAGCGTCTCGGGGAAACAATTTCCAGGCTTGAGGGCGCGATAGAAAATCTGAAGAAGCGTGAATTCGAGGTCAGCCAATCAATTAAACCCCCGCTATTTATCATCACCTATTATCGAGACGAGTTTTATAGCGAAATAGGTTTCGAACTGAAAGAGATAGAAGTTCCCTATCAACGGTATCGGTTCGAGTACGTGAGTGCGGGTGGGAATAGTTCCCAGACAACGGACATCGTTCTCAACGGGGAAACCATTGATGCGCTCATCGAAGTCATGTCAACGAAAATAAAGTTCTTGAAATCTGCTGCGGGGCAGAGAGCGCTCATGACACAGAAGCTACGTACCGCCATCAAGGAACGGGACGACTATACGTGCCAGATTTGTAACCTATCCGTGCGCGATGAACCAAACCTGCTCTTAGAGATCGACCATATTATTCCGATAGCACGTGGCGGCCTTTCCACGGAGGACAACCTGCAAACGTTGTGCTGGCGGTGTAACCGTCACAAGGGAACGAAACTCCTAGAAAGCTAAGGAAACGCGCAATCTTCGGTCAGATAGGTAACCGAAGCGTGGTATGCCTCTAGACTACCGCACACCGCGAGCGCGCCGGGCGGGGCGATGGTGCAAATATGGTGGCACCCCTTGACCTGACGGCTTTGGTGCAGTATAGTTATGATTGTTAGGGGTAAACCCCTGGCAATAATTGAATAGAGGGGAGGTGATCGCGATGGAGATGATCTCTCTGGTTGTTTCAATCATTAGTTTGATTGTGACAATTTACTTCGGGCTAAAGAAGTAATCGGATCTGCCAGGTCGCCGCTAGGTGGTCTGGCTCCTCCCCTCACGTCCCATCATAGGAGATGAAATGAAAACTTACCAAGCCCTTATTTGCCTTACGCTCACCGGGCTGGCGATTATGCTGGCACTTATCTCCGGGAAGGCTCCTGCTTGGCTTGAATGCGTAGCTATTGCGGTCTGGGTTATTGCTGGGGCGATTACCACCTATAGGGAGCGTACAAGAAAATGACGACCCACTACTTGTCTTCTTCCCAGGTTGCTGAACTATTAGGCATTAATCCTGGGACGTATCGTGACTATATTGCGAAGGGGTTGGCTCCTGAGCCTGACGTGACGATAGGGAAAATTGCTGGTTGGTTGCCTGAGACTATTAGGGATTGGGATAAGAAGCGGCCTGGGCGTGGGGCGAGAACTGACCTTCGATAGGAAGACGATCTAGGGGAAACAAAAACGGCCACTTCCTTTTGAAAGTGGCCGTCAAGCTTCGGTCAGATCGGTAACCGAAGGGTGGTATATCCCTATGTTACTGCGCACCGCGAGCGCGGTGGGCTTTGTGGTGTGGGCTTAATATTGTTGGCCTGGCGGCGGGTTTGATCGTATTGTTTTTGGTAGGCAGAGAGTGAAAGGCGCGGGAGCGTGAGCGATGATGATGAGCAGCGTGGAGGCGTTTCGCAAGGGGGCCCGGCGAGGGGTGCGGATTGTAATGAATCCGACGGTGAGTTCGACACGAAAGAAGAATCTTGCGAAACAAAAGAAGGTGGTTATTCCTCCGAATTTGACGGCTCTGGCGTGGGCGGATACGGGTGCGGCGATGCGGACGGCGTTGGGCGTGAACTCGAAGAGGTCATAGCGGGGCTTCCACCGCATATTGCCGAGGCGCTGAAAGATGCGACAGCGCGGTTAGAACCCGAGGAAAAGCGGATTGTTGAGCAAGTTGCACTCTTCCATTCTGGCCCGTTGCCTGCACCAGATCAGCTTGCCGGTTATGGAAATGTTTTACCCGGATCTCCTGATCGTATTTTGCGGATGGCTGAGGCGAGTCAGGATGCCCGTATACGTAATCTCGATGCCCATTCGCGGAGTATTGACGGGGTGACTGAGGATAACCATAGGCTTGCTCGCGCTGAAGCTTTTGGTATGCGTGTCATTACTCTCGGGTTTACTCTTTTGCCACTGTTATTTATTATAGCTCTTTTATTGGGTGCATACATCAGTAACACCGTTGTTCTTTGGGTAGGCGCAATTGGGACTATTGCCTCTGCATTTCCGGGTGTAATGTCAGCAATTCGCGGACGTTCCCCCAACTCCGATTCTTCGCGACCTTCTTCCCACGGGAATTAGTCACCTCTCAGTACTGCGCAGGCTCTAATCGAATTCCTGCACCAACCGCGAGCGCGGTGGAGGAAGCGTGGGGCGCCGATGGTAGCGAGTTCGCTGAGGCGTTCGAGGCGTTTTTGGGCGGCTGGTATGGAGACGTCGAAGTGGAGGGAGAGGGTGAGGGGGTCGTCTAGGTTGGGGGTGGCCAGGCGGACTTCGTTTTCTGGCATGAGTAGTGCGCCGGCGAATTGGTTGGCGTAGAACTCGTGGAGGTCGTATTTTTGGGTGGTGCGTCGTTCGATACCGTCGGTGAAGGAGAATTCCCTGTCGGAGGCTTGGACCATGCGTTCTATGTAGTGTCCGATTTCGTGGGCGAGGGTGAAGCGTTGGCGTTTTTCTGCTTTGCCCGCGTTGATGTATATGCGTGCTTTGTCCCGGTTTTCGCGTTTGATGATCATTCCGGAGGCGCCGCCTGGTAGGTCGTAGCGGTATCTGACTTCGATATCGAGCATGGCGCATACTGCGTCTAAGTCGATTCGGCCTTTTTGTCCTAGGGCTTTTCTGAGGACGTTCGCGTTGTGCTCTGCTGCTTGCCATACCAACATTTTGTTTGCACCTCCCCTCTCAGCTTTTACACTACACGCAAGCGTGGTTAGGAAACACGCTTGCGTAGCTGGGTAGTTGCTTTTTCTAGTGCGGCGCGGGTTTGGGCGAGATCGATGTGAATATAGGCGGCGGAGGACATGATCGAGGAGTGTCCCATGATCGCGGTGATCACGTCGTCGCTTACCCCGGCGGCGCGTAGGAGCGAGGCGGTTGTGTGCCGTGCCTCGTAGAGGTCGTATGGGGCCCCGTTTTCTTTGACCGCTCCCGCGCTTTCGCATAGTTCGCGCCACCTAGCCCGGTCTTTCTTGTCCCGCCCGGGGCTTCCGTCTGCTTCTGGCCAGACGAGCCCGTAGGGCGATGCGGGGCCGGAGGTGCGCCATAGGGCGAGTTCTTGGGCGAGGGGGCCGACGAGTGGGATGGTGCGCCGCCCGGCTTTCGTCTTGGGTCGCACCAGGTTCCATGTACCGGTCAGGTGGCGGGCTTCGAAATCGCGTGGGATTCTAAACCCGCTGGCCGGGTCGCGGGGCGTGTTGTAGCGCAGCGTTTTCAGCTGCCACTCGATCACCGCCACGCCTGCCTCTAGGTCGACGCAGTCCCAGGTGAGCCCGAGAGCCTCGGCCGGACGAAGGCCGAGATAGAACGCGGCCAGCCACCTTGAAAACTCGGGACGTTCCCGCCCGGCCCGCAGGATCGCGAGCGCGTCCGCTGCTGGGATTGCTTCACGCTGTGAGGTGCCTTTTGCGGGTGGGGCGGTGTGGAGCGCGGCTGGTGGGATGGTGTGGCCGTCGGCGAGGGCGTCTTTGAGCATGAGCATGAGGACGGCGTGGGTGCGTCGCGCGGTAGCTGTTTTGCGGCCTGCGTTATAGATAGCGTCGTAGACTTTGCGGATTGTGCTTGGGGAGAGGCGGGCGAGTTGGACGGTTCCTATCGCAGGGATAATCCATCTTGTGATGGCTCCGGAATCGGCGGTGTAGGTGGATGGGGTGACGTTGTTTTTTCGTCGGTCTAGCCAGGCGGTTGCGAATTCTTTGATCGTTATGGTTCTGCTCGTGCCTTCTGTGGGGATGCCGTTTTTTGCGATCTCGTGTTGGAGGGCGCGTAGTTTTTGGGCGGCTAGGCGGCGGGTTTTAGCGGCGACTGATATGCGTCGGCGTTTTCCTTTTTCTGTCCATCCGGCCTCGACGACGCCGACCCATAGCCCGTTGTCGCTTCGTTGGTAGATCGAGCCTGTCCCGTATACGCCCATGGCAGTACCTCTTTGTTGCAAGTGGATGTCCTGTACTTAAGCATAAGATACCATCAATCGCGGGTTACTACAGCCATTACTACAGCCATTCGGGCGCATAAATACGCATAAATACGGTTTCCAGGGGGTAAGCAAAATCCCCGGTTTTCCGCAGAAAACCGGGGATTTCGTGGAGCCACCTGAGAGAATCGAACTCTCGACCTATTCATTACGAGTGAATCGCTCTGCCGACTGAGCTAAGGTGGCGTGCATTTACGAAACCTTCACTAGCGCTACCGGCTAGCCGGCCGGTGCTAGGGGCGCGTAAAAGCAACAGGAAACAGCT